CCGTTCCGCCGCTAATTAAGTAACCCATTAATCAAAGATTGTTTGGTCGCTAAACACCGCTTTATCATTGATTGCTAAAGAAGCAATACCACTTTCAGTATTTAGTGTTATATCAACAAAAGATTTATCCGATACTCCTGTACCGCTATTAGCGTTATAGTTCATCGTTAAGCCATCCATCCATCCACTGATGGTCACAGTGTCGTTGTTGTGTAAAAGAACGCAGCAGATGTCTTCTCTGCGGCTCATAAGGTCTATTTGATTTACCTTGTTGTCTACAGCAGGAGCTTGGATAGTGATATCCGTAGATACTACTCCTAATCCATTAGAAGTGTTCTTGTTTTCTGTAAAGGTTGTGGTCCCGTCCTTTGGGTTGTGAGCAAAGGTTACGGTATTTAGTGTGTCTACTTGAGTTACCTGTGTCTCATCAATAGGGTCAAAGGTAATGGTCAAGTCTTTTTGTAATAATAGGACAGCTTTCTTGATACCACCTGTAACTCTTTTGTTACAATTGATATCAATATCGCTTAATAAGATGCTACAATTGAAAGCCATATATTTTTAAATAAAAAGGGGAGAGGATTGCTCCACTCCCCCTTGTGTTAATTTACAAGATTTGCTATTATGCAGTTGCAGTAGCAAATAAAACATCAGTGATGCTGTAAGACAATCCAGCTTCCTCACCAGTCAAGGTTACTTGGAAACGGTTCTTTTCAGAACGACCAGTTCCAGAGTTACCATCAATGGTAGAAACATATAGACCGAAATCTAAACCACATACGTGGTGAGTTCCAGCAGCAGTCTTAACGAAAGCTACTAATTCTGGTGCGCCATTAGACATTTGGTCTAAAGCAGTGATACGAGCAGCATCCATCTTTGGAAATTCTGCGGAGATAGTTGGAACAGTAGAGAAAGTTCCGTCAGCGTTAGCGGTCTTAACTTCAGAGAATACAGAGAATCCATCTTTCAAGTTGAAAGAGAATTGAACTACATCAGAAGCAGCACCACTTGCAGCAGATACTACACGAGTAGAATCATCAGAAGTAAGGACAGCAAGAGCAGCAGCACGTGAAGCCACGTGAAGTTCTACAATACCACCAATACCTAAATCATCACATCCGTAAGTAATATCAGCAAGAGTTACAGTACAAGCCATTTTTTATAGGGTATTATAGGAAGGGCGCAAGGCCCTTCCGTTAGTTATTATTATTATGCGAAGTTCTTAGCGTAGACAATCTCTTCACCTTTCAAGTAAGAGAAACCTAACTTGAACTGTCCCCAAATCTTGTCAGAGCTTAGTTCAGCTTCGTACTTCATATCAATTGCACGAACGTCATTGTACTCATCAGTCAACATTACGATGTTCTGTGCAGCAGCAATCATAAATTCGTTAGCAGGCATAGATGGGAAGTGAATAACTTCCATACCGTAGTAGTTCGGTACACCACCTTCTACAACACCTTGTGGAGTAGTAGTGTAAAGACCAGCGATAGCGATTTGGTAGTGTTGCATAGCAGCAGTTCCCAAGAAGATAGCAGGTTTGAAATCACGGTCAGCGTCTCCGTAAACAGCAGCCAACATAACGTCAGACATTGTTTCGTAAGCACCTTCCAATTTGTCAAGGATGTTAGCAGAAGTTAATACAGCATCAGTATCGTAGTCCAATACAGCAGCATCAGCAGCCATTTCAGTAGTCAATGCAGTACCTGCAACAGTCAATGCTTTTTCAGCAGACAATTTTGCGAAGTAGTCAAATACCCAATCCTTGAACTCAGCGTCCATAGTCTCTGGGTTGTTCTGACCTTTCTTTAAAAGAAGACCACGGTAAGAAGACTCAAGAGCGTTTTTACAGTTTAAGAAAGACCACTTGTAAGTAGTTACAGTCATTTCTTTTTCACCGATTGTAGCAGCAGAGTTGCCGTCAAATACACAAAGGTCTGAACCGAAAGATAATGTAGCGTCAAAGATAGGTACGTTTACCTTAGCTTTAACACCATCTACAAGGCGGAAACGGTTTAATACCGCTGCCGATTTTACCATAGTATCAATGAAGAGGTCTGGACGTCTGTCACCGTATGGCAAGTTTGATATTACTATACTCATTTTATTTTAATTTAAGAGGATTCGTTTAATTAATTTACAATAATTACTTGCGGTTAAAGAAGTTGTTAATCATATCTACTTTTTCAGAAGTGATACCATTAAAAACTACTGTCTTGTCTTCTACTGTTTCTTCAACTTCTTCAGCCTTTTGTTCAGCAGCAAATTGCTCCTCAACTTCCAACTCGTTAGTTACTTCTTCAGCAGAATACTTTTCTTCTTCTTCCACAACTTCTTCTTTTTCAGAGGCCATCTCTTCTTCATCAGAAGCTACTTCCTCTTCCTTTTCATCAGAAGCCATTTCTTTTTTCTCTTCATCTTCGGTATGCTCGCCCATCTCTTTTTCTTCTTCTTGAGATGCGCCCATACTTTCAATGTGCTTTTGAATCATTTCAACGGCAGACTTTAGGTCTTCAACGCCAGCGAACTTTTCTTCAAAAGATGTCACAGCTTCAAGGAGCAAGTTATTCTCGTTCTCCAAAGCTTCAATTCTTGCTTCGTACTTGTTAGTCATCGTCTCAAATTGAGCCTCCAACTTACCAAGTTCTTTGCCAAAACTAAATTCGTTCATTTGTTCTTCGTTATTAATTGTTGGTTTAATATCTGCTTTAATCTCAATAGAGAAACCATTTATCTCTCCATTTTCAATTGCAGTAAATAATTCGTCAGACTCAATCTTTGCCTTCACGAATACGGTTCCGTTTGGTAGTTTGTAACCATAGTCTACTGACTTATCGTTATCACTCTCTTTAGTCCAAACTTCAAGCATCACTACATCGTCAGTATCATTCTGATGGTTAATGCCAAATGCGTTAAATAGTCCTTCTTTAGAATACTTGTACATAATCTCTTGGATTGTCTCCGCAGTGAATCGTACATAGTAGTATCCCATTTCGGGTGAGAAGCGTAGGATTTCCTTGTTAGGAATCATAATAGGTCCTACAACCTCTTTCTTCTTTTCATCAGCAAACATCTGTACCTTCTCTACTTCGTTGAAGTGGATGAAGTCTTCCTCAATAGCAGGCTTGTCTACAAGAGAAATCTTGTACATCCCTTGAGCGATGTCTTCTAATGATATATCAAATAATGGTAGTTTATCCATTCTTTTTACTTTTTGTATGCCAGCTTGGTAGCAGGTCGTTATCTTGTACATACTTTGGGTTAGAAGGCTTTCCGTTCTTTACCAAGTACATAAATGCGTTTAGTCGGGCAAGTCCCCATTGTGTAGCACTTGTAACCTTTGGTGAGTGTCCTGTATTGAAGGCTCCCATACCACGAAGTACAACACGCTTTGCAGCTCCCATACCCACCTTCTTATCGGGGTACTTCTCGTTGTAAGCGTCTACCTTATTCTTTATAGACTTAATAACTTTCGCAGATAGCTTTCCGCCTTTCCCAACACCTTTAGGATTCTTGTTAGGAGTTTCACTTTTAGGTGCTTTGGGAGATTTCTTAATGCTTCCATCCTTCCCTTGTGTAGCATAATCATTCTTGACTTTACGGTCACCCCACGGGACGTCAGCCACATCAACACTTGCCTTAACTGTTCCGTTTCGTATGCTTTCAGCTTTTCTAATTGCCCAGTTAACACCGCTTGTTCCTCCCCAACCAAGCCAAGCAACATAGCCTCTATCTTTCCAAGGCGTGTCCTTATATTTAGGGTCAATCGCAGCATTTTTCCTGTGACGATTAAAAGCAGCCATTCTCGCAATAGTTTCATAAGATAGTTTTCTTCTTGATGCTAATTGGTTTGCACGAGTCCAGCCCACAGAGGTCATTCCCTTAACTTCTTTCCCATACTTCTTCTTCCACTCAAGAACTTTCTTGGCGTTGTTAGTAGCAGATTGTGGGTAGTCGTTGTATGTAGCCATCAAATTAATTTACAATTATTGTAGTATTCCTTCTATGGTAATGTAAGCGTAATCATCGTACACCTCACCACTCGCACTCTTAACAAGTATTCCACCAGGAGTTATTCTTGTACAGGTAAGTGTTTGTAGGAAGAAGTCTAAAGAAGCCAAATTAGATGTAGGCACAACCATATCAAATTCTATACGGGGATTCTCGCTTTGAAGTATCTTTTCAGATGCTGCAAATATATTGGTATAGGTATCTGTAACAGCACCACTCTCATCTTCAAACATTAGATTCCAACCTGCTGTGTTTACAGGAAATACCCTACCATTAAAAGTATGCTGACCAAGGTCTATGTATATGCGTTCTATTTCTGTAATCATCTGACCGCTTTGGTCATTACCTTTAAGTTTGATAAAAGGTATTTTAAGATTGGTATCTACCAATGGTTTATCTAAATAAGCAAACCTTAAACCTATGTCCTTATTTTTGGTAAATATGTTAGGTGTAAACCCAAGTTCTTTTTCACTAAACGCTCCGTTCTGAAAGTTTTGGTTACTGTCCATATCAGAGGCATCTGGACCACATACCGAACGATTGTATATAGAAGAATCAAGGTCTATCTTAATCTCCACTATACCCTCTGTGTTAATTTCTTGAGTCGTAGAACCAATGGTTATACCATCGTTGTTCAAATCATCAAAGTATAAGCTGTAATCCTTATTGTTTATTTCAAGAGACTTAACCTTATCACCGCCATTGCTTATGCGTACAGACTTTAAATCGTCTATTAAATTGTTGATATCTTGACTACCCGTTCTTACAATAGACAATGGGTCTACACGAAGAACGTGAGTGTGTAATGCAGGGTCTGGGTCTGAATCATCATACTCATAAAACAAACCACAGTCAAATCTTTTCAGAAGTGCTGTAAGTATCTGTGATACATTCAGCGGACAAGTTTGATTAATAGACTCGCTAATTATAAACTCATCTGTAAGTTCATAAAGAAGTGTATCTGCGTTAGAATTAAACTTTATATTAAGCTCACCATAATTGTCTATCCTTGTTACAAGTTTTCTTAATTGACCTACACTAAATAAAGCCAAGTTATAAGCATCTGCTTCAGCGGGATTGTTACCGCTATAACTTGTCGCATAATTAATCTCAAGACTACCGTCAAGAGGCTCAATGAAATAGTTTACACCATATCTACCTCCACCATTAATAAACATTTCTTGGTCTTGAGGCATATATGCCGTAAAGTCCTCAAATAACAAAGTGTCATTAAAAATATAATTGTGATAAAATATTGCGCCTGTGCCACCCGTTGTACTATCGTCACATTCAAAATAGTCAAAAGGTCCTTGATTATTATTTTTATTTGAATTACCTTGCTGAACAGATATAACATTACTCATATCTAAAATTAGGTCGTTACCCTGTGAATCCTGCAAAGCTATTTTTTTTGACATAAACCCATCTTCGTATACACCTATGTATACTTTGAATCTCATATCAGAAGGTGAATTTATAGTAATGCCTTGAACAAGACCGTCCTCTCCAGCTATAGGTATCTCTAACTTTGAACGCTGTATTGTAAGAGACGTAGCTCCAGAGTTTAATCTAATGTCTGCATTAAAAGATACTTTAGGGCAAAAGAAGCCTCGTATACCGTCAAAGAAATAATCTCCTTGGTCATCTAAATCCGCAGGGTAAAAACCCATTCTTTTTTCAGCTCCCCAATCTTGAGTATCATATAAGGGGTTGCCCTCACCATCAGTGCCATAGTTTCCTGCAGTTTCCATATTACCAAACCACTGGGTGTGTATCAGCTTTGTATTGCCATTAAGGTCTTCACAGGAGTTCAAGGACTGATTTGTACCCGACCAAGCAGGTGCTTGTCTAACAAAGAAGTTCCTTCTGTTTATGTCTTCTTTAGCAAGTAGCTGTGATGGGATAACCATATGCAACTTCTCTGCTTGAAAATCAGCAAATGCTGGTGTAGAAGCATAGGCTCCTAACTCAAACAACTTTGAATCTACCCGAAGAGGGAATGTAGCTGAACTTATATATGCCGTTAGGTACTGAAGGAAGCCCTTTACAGAAAACACAGGCATAATACCCGTTCTATCTATACCTGTTCCGTACTCAAGGAACTGTCTTGCTCCGTATCCAAACTTTCCATCAACATCATTACAGAAATCTATGTATGGAAAAGACATAGGTCTTGTGTAGTCGGGATTAGTTCCCTTGATTCCTGCTTCGCCACCACTTGCGGTGTTTGCTCGGAATTGGTTTAAAGTTCTTCTTTGTGTGTAGTAGTTGTCTGTATATAACTCTCCGAGTTTTGTGTCCTTAACCTTAGCTAAATACTTTGATAAGTAGTCTTTAAGTTCTACCTCAATGTATGATTGTGCGGAGTTGTACTCAAATGAAACAACATTAAGTATACCCGCTATCTCTGTAGAAGTACTTCCGAATACATTTATTTTAAAATAGAAATCTTCCTTTGGGAAATCTAAAGCAGGAGAGTTTACAGGGTCAAAGTCAAACCTATTTGAAGCCTTGTTATTTGTAGTTAGTGGTATACGAAGCTTCGTGTAGAATGGTAGCTTTACCTTATCAATCTCTACACTATCGTAGAAATCTAAATCATATTCTAACTGCTGCTCTGGGAATAAGTCAACATCGTTATATGTGACATTATCCGCACTAATCTCTAACTTAAACTCCATACTAACGAGTTGCGATATTAAATTCTAAAGAAGACTTGAACTTGTTGTTTAGGGTGTCTAAAGATATCTCTGACAAACCTACACCATATGCCTTGCTGTCACACAAGTCTAAAAATGCTACATCGGGAGATGTTATAATTATTGAAGATACTCCAAAGTATTCGTTTCTTTTAGCGGGTATGATTAAAGAATAAGATATGTTTGAGGCATATTGATTGTAAGCTTTTGAATACAATCCGTTCTCAACATCTACGCCTATTCTATAAACACTTACCTCCTCTACATCCGTGTCATTGTATCTGTAAACAGTACCTGTAAATGTACTTAATGCAACGGGATAAATGTTTTCATCAAATGTTATCTCTCCTGTTGCTTCGTTTGTACAAACACCATATATAGCTTTCTGAAAAGTGTCGTTGTATGAAATCTTAACTACATCACGAAGAACAACATTACCGATATTGGAACCTGCCCTAACAACATTATCTTTAATCTTTGTAAAACCTATACCACCGAATGGTGATGACGGGTCTATGCCTTGTCTAAATACTAAATCAGCCATTATATTCTGTCGTTTCTATCTCTAATTCTACGTTCTGTAGCGTTACCACGCAAGTCCTTGTCTGCAACATAAGCTCTTACAGGCTTACTGCTTTGTATAGCTGTTGAGGTCGTAGCCTCTGCAATAGCCTTTAGGTAATCTACACTTTCGTTCATAGGCGAAGATACTAATCCTCCTTCTGCAAATTTCATTCTACCTACAGTTGGATTTAGTCTACCTGTCTTGTTTATGCGCTCAAGTAAATCTCGATGCATAGATGTGGCTCTCTTGTTGACAACATACTCTCCACCTTCCATTTCATATCCACCTCTACCTTGCACGGTAAATGGCACACCTCCTTGTTCGTGCGAAGGGCCGTTTACAATACCCCCGTCAGCAAACCTTTTAGCAACAAACTTACGTTGACCAATGGCAGCAAGCTCCGCTCCATAGGACGCTGTTGCTAAAGCTCCAGACAGTGCAGCTTTTATAGAAAGCCCTATTGGGTTAGCTTCTTTATCGTAAACAATAAGGTTCGGTATGATAGAAGCTAATGCCTGAAGGTAACCAGTTGTAGCATTTTGTCTGTCTCTTTTCTTTTCAGATTCAAATATCTTCTTGTCAATTTCGTTTTCTTCAGCAATTTGTGATTTGCGAAGCTCTTTTTGCTTTTGTCTGTATTGAGATTCAGTAATTAACTGATTGTTCAGTTGAGACTTCAAGATATCTTCTTCAGTTTTATATCTTGCGGTAATCTCGTCTTTTTCAGACGCTAATCTTGCTTTAGTATTTTCTAATGCAGTATCATTAAATTTGGATATCGCATCAGTAGTAGCGGCAAGAGACATACCAATAGCTTCTTCTATTGTAAGGTCTTTTACTAATGTTTTTCCTAATAACTTTGTTGTCTTTATAGCATCGTCTGTTGAATCAATATAATCATCAGCACTTTTTTTAGCGTTTAAATAAGAAACAACAACCCTATCAAGCATATCCTTTAATTCTTGATTTGCTACTGTTGAGCTTTTAAGAGTTGTTATTGAAGATATTAATGATGCTTCAAGTGCATCTTCTTTTTCTTCATATTCGGATAAAGTAATTGTTCCGTCTGAAAGCTGTTTTCCCAATTCCTCAAAAGACTTTTTGTAATCAGACAATATGTTGATTCCTTCTTTACCTACATCCGATTGTGTGAATTGAGTAAACTGCTCATATTTATCAGATGCATTTTGTATCTCATCAGCAAACCCTGGGTAAGCGTCTTTAAGATTTTCAACGGAGCGTAATGAATTTGAATAAGCAGCTTGGATAAGTTTTTCTTGCTTCAGCCTTATCTGTGCTGTTTCTTCCGCTGTTTTAGCTCCTTGTAACTCAACATTTGTAATAGCAGTTATAGCGTCTATTTCGGACTCAAGTGTATCTTGTATACCGTCTATTATCTCCTTAAAATCGTCCTTTGTTTTTGATGCGGCTAAAGGCACCTTGTCTATAGCGTAAGCGGCTTCAAGAGCTTTTTTTGCTATCTCGTCAAAATATGCGGAAACCTCTGGGGAAATATCTACAAGTTGTTTAAACGCGTTTATGTTATTTAACAACCCTTCATACTGCGCATCACGGGCTGCATTGTACTCCTCTTGAGTTATCTTGCTGTTTTTTAAATCCTCATCAAGTTTCTTTATTTCCTTAGAGTAGTCGGAAATAGCTTTCTCAACATCCGATATAACATCCGAGGTTAGTATCTCAGCTAAGTCATCAGAAGCAAGTGCAGCCGCTTTTATTCTATCTGTTTGTGTTTCAAACTCTTTAGACAAACCTCTTATTGCGGCAGATTGCTTAACATAGGCATCGCTAACAAGCTTGGTTCTTTCAGCTTCTATGTCAGCTCTTTGTTCTGCCGTTTTTGATATTGAGGTCTCTACCTTTGCACGCTCATTGATTTCTTTTAATTCTTCTTTTGTTTGTCTTTTTATATCATCAAGCCTTAGCTTTAAAGCATCTCTTTGATTTTTTGTTCTTATTTTTAGTAATTCATCTTCGTTTTTTAGAGAGTTGTTTAACTGCTCTTGCATTTGCTTATAGACGTTTCTTTCAGCCTTTAATTGAAGCTGTCTCAAACCGCTTGTTTTTTCAATCTGAGTATCTAAGTCTTCAATCAAAAGACGAAGAGTTTCGTAACTGTCTGATATCTCGTTATTTACGTTTACACCATCTATAGATTGTTGTATTATCTTTTCTACAGTTTTACCGTAAACCTCTTGCGCTCTTGTTTGACCTTTTGTAATCGCTGCATCTTCCTTCTTAGCCTTTACAGAGTCTTGAATGGCTTCAGCAAGACCCTCTACCGTATCGTATAATCTAATAGCTGCCTCATACTCTTGATTCAATCCATCAATGTCAAATGAAAGTGCTGTTTCTAATGCTCTGTTTTTAGATAACAACTCAAGAGCTTCATCATATTCGTCAAGGGTTGCTCCAGAAAGAGATAGAGCTTCATCAAGAATATCGGAACCATCAACAACATTTTTGACTGATTCGTCATATTTCTCAAAACCTACATCCGCAATAGTTTTGAAAGCAAGTGCTGTTTGCGATGCTTCCTCACTGAGTATTGACATTACATTAAGTAGAAAATCACTTTCAACAATAGAGTTTCCTATTTCAATTTGGAACTTTTTTAATGCTGCATTAAGCAAATCTACCTGCCCAGAAAATGTATTAATTTGCTTAGAAGCCGATTCAAGTGCTCTTCCTTGTTGATAATACTTGGTATTGCTTTCTTCTATAGCATCTAAATTTCTCAATAAAGTAAGAAGCTGTGCTGCGTTTCTTTTACCAACTAAGTCGGCAGCTTCTGCTAAATTGATGTTTTGTTCAGCAAGCTTTTTTAAAGACTTCTCCGCATCACCGCTTGTTTTACCAATCTCAGTTAATATACCGCGAAGACCTGTACCTACACGAGAGGCGGTAAACCCACTGTCAGAAAGCACGGCCATAGCTCCAGCGGTCTGCTGAAGTGATAACCCAAGGCTACTTGCTATTGGTCCGATATACTGCATAGCAGTTCCAAAGCTTTCAAACGATAAAGCACTCTCGTTAATAGAAGTTACGAGAACATCGGATATTTCTGATGTTTGCTCCACAAGTAACCCAAACTGATTCCGTACCTTACCTACCAAAGCAGCAGTTGCCTCAAGAGGAGAACCAAGTGCTTGAGCAGCAAAAGCTATAGGCTGTGTTGATTTAACAACCTCATCGGCTGTAAAGCCAAGCTTTGATAATTCTGTTTGTAGTTTTACTATTTCTTCTGCCGTAAACTTCGTGCTACCAGCAACCTTAAGCGCATTTTCACTTAATTTTTCTATTTCATTTCCAGAAACCCCTGCAACCGCAGCTAAATTAGCCAATGCTTTTTCAAACTTTATAGCTTCTTTTAAAGCGTCAGTTGTTAACGCTCTAAAAACTTTTAAGCCAACATTTAATAGAGCGGCTGCTCCTGCGTATCTCGCAACCGTTCCTACCGCAGTACCTAACTTTTTACCAAAACTGGTTTGAGCCTTAGCAGCTTTTCCCGTAGATGCAGCAGTTGACGTCATTGTCTGCTGAAACTTTTTTTGAGAAGTTGTAGCAGCATCAATAGAACTTTTATGCTTTTTATTTCCAGATATTAATCTTTGTTGCTTTTTATATAGCTGGTCAGAAAGCTTTACTGCTTGCTTGTTTGCAGCGTTTAGTTCCTTTTGCTTTTTAGCGTACTCCTTTGTTCCTTTTTGAAGCTTTCCAAGTTCCCCATAAAGTTTTTTAATCTTGTTGCTAAAACCATCTAACTGTTGCGATAGTTGTTTAACACTTCCTTTTCCTGTTGTTGCCATTACTCAAATACTTCTAACATTTCTAATACCGAACTCTCAAGTGCCGTTCCATACAAAGAACTAATTCTAACATATGCTTTAGGCAGTGCTTTGTTTACGGCAGATTGCACTCCATTTGACGTGTCTTTAAACGGTGAAAACAATTTAGTTTTCTTAATACCTTTAGCTGCTATACTCTTTGATATGTGATAAGCAACATTTTTTACTTGATACTCTTTTGATGTATCTAAAGGCTTTCCTTTATACTTAAAACGACCTCTATCACCCTTTGCTTTTATCCAATTCATTATGCGAGTTCCGTCTGGATGCCAAGCCTTAGAATCAGAATCTTCCGTAAGCCAATAATACTCTTTAGCTAATCCATAACTTATTTTCAACCTTATTGATGCGAAAGTTGGCACACCATATTTCATAGATGTAACCCTAACAACAACAGCGTCTTTTTTTATAAGCCATCTATCATCACTTGATGGGATTATTGAGCCAGTAAAACTCGGTGTAATTAAACCTCCTGTAGCTACCTGTCCTAAAGACTTTGCTTTTTCTATTACCCTCTTAACTATCTTAGCTCTTTTAAACTCTTTTGCGAGAGCTGCAACAATGATAACCTTTATTTGGTTTTCAAATTGCCTTGCTGACCTCTTCATTATATATTAATGTCCTTAGTGTAGGACCCTCTTGCTAAGTTCACTGTAAAGTCACACATAGCAAGAGTAATATTATAATCCTCAGCCATACCCGTTGTGATTTCTATATTGTTAAACTCAACATCGTCTTGTTGCTGTAGAAGAAAATCTTGTAACTGACCTATGACATTTATGTTCTCTTCAGTGGAACTAATGTAAGATGAGTCGTTATCTGTTATTATTCTATCTATTAGTATTATTTCAAAATCAAGGGTGTATATAGGTGAGTTAAGCTCTCTTGATAAGTTAGCTTCAAGGGGCATCATCAACAATGTTCTGTACTCAAACTCTCTTTTATTGATGTCATCTTCAGAGCCTATCAAAAGGAACTGATTTACCATTCCGTGGGAATCGGCAAATGTTTTTATATCTTTATATAACCTTGTGAGATTATTCATATATGCTTTTTTAAATTTACAATTTACTCATTGCTTGAGACTGTCTTTGCCTCGCTGACTCAATCTTATTTTTTTGAGCAAGGTAGCTCATCTCTGGCATAACAACACTCATATTCAACATATATATATCTTCATACTTTGTTATATCCTCCTTTGCTAATAGGCGAACCATTGAGTACCAATACCATTGCTGTTGAAAAAGGGCTTCTCCCGTCTTTTCTACTACCTCTTCGTCGTATTCCTCATCTTCGTTTACTTCGTAGAATACACCCTTGAATTGCTTAAACAAAACAAACTCTCGGTCATCAAGAAACTTTTGCAAAACAGCGTATACTTGGCGAACATCTGTGTCAAGTATTTTTTTCTCATTAAACTCCTCATCTTCAATGTTTTCATTGTCAAAAACCTCGTGGTGCTTAGGACGCATAATTAACTTAGCAAGCTCTAAGTCATTATGTGCGCTTGACTCATAGTTGACCTTACCCGTTATTATTTGTTCAATCATAATAAACTGACCAAGAATAAGATGGCTTATCTTTGAGTGACATTCAAACGAGTTTAGGGTCTCTTCTTTTATTTCATTAAGATTGTTTATCGGGTAAACATCCGAAACATCTCTCATCACCTCTATTCGTTTGTGAGGTTTTAGTGAGTCCAAATATCCAGAAATATTATTTTCCCTATTAATCCACTTGTTTATTTCAATGTGTTGTCTGAATGTAATCATAAAAACAAAGTTACTCCACCATCCTGTTCTTCTGCCGCACAATACGCACAGATTGCCAAGCTCATAACCATATCATCGTGCTTGCCATCGGTGTTGGAGAATTGTAGGTTACCCGTAATTGCGTTCCGCTTAGACTTAAAGTCGTAAAGCTCCTTTATCAAGTCCGTGTTCTTAGGTATCTTAATCACCTTATCCTCAAACAGCTTGATGAGGTTACGGATAATCTCGGGCTTACTCTGTGCTGAGGTTGTAAAGGGTATAAGCTTGTAGAGCCTATCGTCATCTGTCAAGTCATCAAACAACAGGTCGTTATTGTTTACCTCAAAGTATGCGGCAGCTAAGTTATTGTCGTGTTTTAGGTAGAATGATTTTATCCTTGCCTTAAACTCCTCGTAGTCCATCCCCTCTTCTTTGTAATTGAATCGGTCTATGTCAATTACCCTGTAGTCATCAGACATCGCTGTAAGCACTGTGTAATCCTGTGCTACCCCGATATCCATTCCTATGTAGGTTCTCTCACATATTGTATCTAATTTATCTACAATAGCGTCTTCAACATTGCTGAACAAGGCATTAGCACTCACAGGCTTGCAAAGGAACTCTTGGTCAAATTGTGCCTTAGTCATACTCTTCTTAATGCCGAGTACGGTCTTAGCAACCTTGTCATCATTAAGGTCAAGGTATGTCCTTTTAATGGACTTAATCTGTTCCCAATTCTCTTCTTGCTGTCCTTCCTTGTACCAGTCGTAGAACCAGTTAGGGCCATTGAATGTACTTGCCGCAGATACCTTACCACCCGTCCTTGTAACCATCGGTAGAAGTACCTCGTTGATAAAGTCAAGCTTCATATATGCCGCCTCATCCAAGTATATATAATCCAAGGTGGCACCACGAAGATTATCCCCACTGTCAGCAGAGCGAAACTTAATAAATGAACCATTGTAAAAATACATCTCATTCGCCTTGCGGTCATAACGCTTTATTATCTTGGTCCATAAATCTTGATGGCTACTAAACATTCCTTCAATGTCCTTCATCACCTTATTGGCTTGGTCTTGTATTGGGGATACCCAGAACATTCGGTGCTTAGGATTATTCAATGCCCTCATCACACAGTCATTCTGCATAAAGAAAGTCTTACCCGTTTGTCTACCTGCAACTAAACAACTAATAAAGGGACTGTCCTCGTGAACGAGGCGATGGAAGTCAACCTGTGGCTCAGTAGGTTTGTATAGCTTAATCTGCATCTATATCCAAATAGTCTTGCTCTTCATCTGGAGCGGTTAAATCTATCGTAGCGGTAATATCAATCTTGGTCTGCTCCACCTTAGTTGGAGCCTTGTACCCTTGCATATCATTGATAATCTTTATAGCCTCCATAGCGGCCTTCATATCATCGTTGGCAAGGGCTATGTCCCTAATCTTAATTAATGCGCTTAGATTCGTTCCCTTGGCC